AGAATCGTCAGTCTTACGGCAAACTGCGTAATTTCGTAGTTAATACTGCTGTTAGTGGAACTGGTGGAACAATTACAGTCAATGTATCTCCTGCTCCAATCAGCGCTGGTCAATTCCAAAACATCAGCGTAACAAGTTCAGGCGCACAAGCTGTAACTTTCTTTAATAGTTCAGGAACTGTTAGCCCACAAAATATCCTCATGCACAAGAACGCATTTACTCTCGCAGTAGCCGATCTTGAATTGCCTGAAGGTGTTCATTTTGCTGGTCGAGCAAGCGACAAGGAAATTGGTCTGTCAATGCGTGTAGTTCGTCAATACACCATTAACAATGACTCGATTCCTACTCGTCTAGATGTTCTATACGGATGGGCGCCTCTCTATCCTGAGTTGGCTTGCCGTATCGCATCTTAATTTTTTGGCTAAAGAAAGGAATAAATCATGGCTAATCCAGGACCAGCATCAACAGTATCCACAGTCTATCTATTCAACGGCAATGCAGCAGATGGTATTGCCCTTGGTGTAGCTGGTGGAAAAATCGGCTTTTATGGCGAAACTCCAGTAGTGCAAGCTGCTGCAATTACTACAATTGCAACAAACGCTACAGGAACAGCAATTTCTACAGCAGTTAATGACATCATTACTGCATTGAAGAACATTGGTGTAACAGCCTAATCATGTCGTAAAACTAAGCTCACTCCCAAAAGGGGTGGGCTTTTTCTTTTGTGAAGGGAAGAAATGCACATAACTATTGCTATTCCAGCCTATACAGGCTCGGTTTATATGGCAACTATGAGATCCTTGGTAAACGATCTTGTAATGCTTGTTTCTAGGGGGGATACATTTACCCTAATTGATGACATAGGAAGCGCTTATATAGCCGATTGCCGAGGCGCTATAGCCTCTAATTTCCTAAAGACAGAATCCGATTGCCTAGTCTTTGTGGACTCAGATGTAGCATGGGGAAAAGGCGCTCTTTTACGACTTGTGGATCATAAAGTTGATCTAGTCGGTGGAATTTACCCTTATCGAGTTGATGAATTAGGCTTTCCAGTTAAATACCTAGATAAACCTGAACTTTGGGCAGATCCTGAAACTGGTTTGCTAGAAGTCGCTGCCATTCCTACTGGATTTATGAAAATCAGTCGTCATTGTTTAGAACAAATGGTGCAAGCCTATCCTGAGCAATACTTCCATGATGGAGCTAAAGACAATTTGTTTTATGACCTTTTTGCTCATATTGCTGAAGGAGATAAAAAATACGGAGAAGATTATTCCTTCTGTTTTAGGTGGAGCAAATTAGGCGGTAAGGTTTGGTGTGATCCTGAAATTAAAATGGGTCATACAGGAAATAAAACTTTTGTAGGTCATTTTGGAGATTGGCTAAGAAATCGTTAATATTATTGAATATTTACAAAAAAATAGGATAATGGGGTGGTAGTTCAACCCTCTTTGCAAAGGAAAAATCATGACCTCAAATACTAAAGCTATTGGTGTAGCTTTCGCAGATCCTCAACTTGATAGCATCACTCTTTCTACTGGTTTAGTCCAAATTCTAGCTCTTGATATTGCTATTACCGACAATGTAACCACCACTACAGCTCCTGCCAACAGTTTAGCCGTTACTTCTAACGCTACTGGAACTGGTAAATTGTGGATGTCTGATGGATCTGTATGGCAACAGCTTGCTGCAATCTAAGGACAAATCATGTCTAATACTATCGTTTTACGATTACAAGCTCAGACAACGGCTTTATCAGTAGGCGCTTCAGCTCATGCTGCGGTTACTGTTTCCTCGGTAGGCAATAATCAAGTCAATTACGCAGCTTTCTTGAACGCTGGTGCTAATTCAGTAGCTATTGAGATTTCTCCAACAGGAATTACTGCTACTACAGCAACGCTTCCTGTTGATGGAACAAATGGTTCTTTTGTATTGCCTCCTTTGATGACTCAACCGATTGTTTTAGCTACTCCAGCTAATAACTTCCAAGTATCAGCTATTGGTTCAGCAACAGGCCCTGCTCTTGTTTATATAACTCCAGTTGGGAATCAGTCCTAAAAATTAAAGGGATGCTTTATGGCTAATCCTCCAGTTACATCAGTTCAGAATCTACTGCCTGTTCAGGCTTATTTTGATATTAATGGCAATTTTCAAACTTTTATTGGTCAAGGTCAGCCGTTTTATGCAACGACTAACCCTCAACAATCAGGTCTTAACATTACCAGTAGCACAATTAATAGCACTACTATTGGTGTAACAACTCCTGCTGTCGGTTATTTCACTTCAGGTTATGTTTCTGTAGCGCCTACAACTGCCACAGGAATTGCCAATAAACAGTATGTAGATTATTACGCTGCTGGACTTAGTTGGAAACAACCAGTAAAAGCAGCATCTCTTTCAAATATAGCTTCTTTGTCAGGTTTTCAGACTATTGATGCAGTTCCATTGACTGATGGAGATCGAGTTTTAGTAAAAGACCAAAGCCTATCAAAAAACAATGGTATTTATGTAGTCCGATCAGGAGCGTGGGAATACGCTGTAGGAGCTGATAATTGGGAAGAATATGTAGGCGCTATTGTATTCGTAGAAGAAGGCTCACAAGCCTATTCTGCATGGTATAGCCTAGCTCAAGAAGGTGGAACTCTTGGAGTTACAGCTTTAAATTGGGCTAACTTTAGCGTATCTTCTGTTTATTACGCTGGAACTGGATTAAGCCTAAATGCTGGTGTATTCAGTATTACTAATACTGGGGTTATCAATGCAACTTATGGTTCTGCAACGACTTCTCCAGTAATTGCGGTAAATGCACAAGGTCAAATTACATCAGCAAGCAACTCAACTATTACTCCAGCAGTCGGATCAATAACTGGTCTTGGAACTGGTGTAGCTACTGCATTAGCGGTAAATATTGGCTCTGCTGGTTCTGTTCTTGTTAATGGTGGAGCTTTAGGAACACCAACTTCAGGAAATTTTAGTTCAGGAACATTTACATGGCCAACCTTTAACCAAAACACTACAGGAACTGCTGCTGGTTTATCAGCAACATTAGCTATTGGTAGTGGTGGAACAGGTCAAACTACAGCTTCTGCTGCGTTTAATGCACTTTCTCCAATTACAACTACTGGTGATTTAATCATTGGTAATGGAACAAACAGCGCAACTCGTTTAGCTATTGGCGCTAATAATACAGTTCTGACATCAAACGGAACTACTGCATCATGGGTATCAGGATCAGGATTTATGGTCTATCCAAGTGCAGGAATAGCAAATTCAACTGGTTCTGCATGGGGAACAAGCTATTCGACTACAGGATCAGGAACAGTTGTAGCTTTAGCAACTGCACCAACTTTAAACAATCCAGTAATTAGTAATTACCAAGACTTTAGTAATGGCGCTGCAACAACTTTAGCTGCTGGTCGTATGTGGTACAACGGAACTACTGGATCTTGGAATCTTGGTATGGGTAATGGCAACATTACTCAACAAGTAGGCGAAGAACTCTATCGCTACGGCAAAGCAAGCGCAGCCATTACTGATTCCCCATTACAACTGGTCTATAAAACTGGTGTAGTAGGAGCTTCAGGAGTTATTACTTTTGCTCCTGCAATAGCTGGAATTACAAATTCTGACCAAATTTTAGGTTGCGCCACAGAATCTATCGCTTTAAACGGCTTTGGTCGTGTTACTACTTATGGAATAGTTAATAACATTACTACCAACGGAACAGCTTATGGCGAAACTTGGGCAGATAATGACGATATTTACTATAACCCAGTAACAGGTGGATTGACTAAAACAATCCCAACTGCACCAAACTTAAAGTTATTGGTAGGAACTGTTATTAACGCTGCTGGTGGTGGCGCTGGTTCATTTATCGTTAAATTTGGTGTTGCTACTTATTTATCAGAGCTTTCTGATGTTCAGTTAAGCAGTCCAACTGGCGGTCAAATATTAACTTATAACCAAACCAATACTCGTTGGAAAAACACCAGTTTGACAGCAGGAACAGGAATTAGCATTACTCCTACTACTGGTGGAGATGTAACAATTGCAAGCACAGTAACTAGCGGAATTACCATTACTGACGATACAACTACTAATGCAACTCGTTACATAACCTTTACAAACGCTACAAGCGGAACAATTAGTGGTGAAAATGTAAGCTCTACTAAACTCCAATACAACCCTTCTACTGGAACTTTAAGTTCAACAGCTTTTGTGGGTGATGGATCAGGTTTAACTGGTGTAGCTGCTGGTCAATACTTTGGAACTGCAAACCCTAAAGCGATTGCTTACAACGCATCAACAATAGCGGAAAATATTACTGTTACCTATCCTAGTATGTCTGTTGGCCCTATCACTATTAATAGCGGATTTGCGGTAACTGTAAATGCTGGTGTGCGTTGGTTAATTCTATAAGGAATAAATTATGTCTCTTGTTTTAGTAGGTTCAACTAGCGGAAGCGTTACATTACAAGAACCAGCCGTTGCTGGCTCTACTGTATTAACTTTGCCAGCCGTATCAGGAACAGTCTTAACTACAAACTCTAGCGGTCAGTCTATTCCTAAAGCCGCATTACCAACTGGCTCTGTGTTGCAAGTAGTTAGTGCTACTGTAACAGGAGATACATCAACAACTTTAACAACTTATTCAACAACAGGCTTATTTGCAACTATAACTCCAACTTCAAGCACATCAAGAATACTTTGTTTAGCCTCATCAAACATTTCTTTTGTAGGAACTGGCGGAAATCAATTGTGGACTGCTTTTTATAGAGGCACTAGTGGTAATGGTAGTGGTTCTATTGTTGGTGCAAATGGATATTATTGGGTAGCATATAACGCTTCAGCAAACTATCAACCTGCCCAAATGATGCGTTATGATTCACCAGCTTCTACAAGTGCTTTGACTTATACAGTAATGCACCGAAGTGCTGTTGGGGGTTCTACAGTCGGCTGGTGTTATGGGCTAGGTAGTGATAACTTAGCTACACTTGTTCTCATGGAGATTGCGGCATGAACCACGAAGCCATATACAAACTAAATCCATCAATAGTAACCATATGTGGCGATGTAGCTTACGATGCAGACGGCAACGAAGTCGCATACGATAAAGTCGCAGTTCAGGCTTATGTAGATGCTCATGCTTATATTGCTAAAAGAGCATCAGAATATCCAAACATCACCGATTACATTGATGGTGTAGTAAAGAATGACCAAGCACAGATTGATAAATACATAGCGGATTGCCTAGCGGTTAAGGCTAAGTATCCCAAAGGAGTCGCATAATGGCATCAATTATCACAGCTACAACTGCCAATGGACTTGTTAGTTCTGCTGACAATAGCGGTGTATTACAGTTAGCATCAGGAACTGGTAACTTAGTTACTGTTCCATCGGTAACAGGCACAGCAATGGTTAGCGGTAATATGCCAGCGTTTAGTGCTTATCAAAATTCAGCACAAACATTTACAACTGGTGCATTTAATAAACTACAAATAGACACAGAAGAATTTGACACAGCAAATTGTTTTAATACAGGCAATTACAGATTTACACCTAATGTTGCTGGATATTACCAAGTTAATGCTGTTTATAATTTAGGCGGAAGTGGAACAACGCTTGCGGTTATATTTAAAAATGGTTCTGCATTCAAATATGGCGTAAATTCAACTGGTTCTAGTCCTTATGGCAATTCTGTTAGCTGTCTTATGTATATGAATGGAACTACTGATTACATTGAATTTTACGGATACACCAATGGAACTGGGTATCAAATTCAAACTGGTAGTTTAAATACTTGGTTTCAAGCAGTTTTAGTGAGGTCAGCATAATGTTATACGAAAAAATTATTTCTATTTACCCTGAACTTGCTAATTTTGATTTTGCAAGCGGTGTAATCACATTACAAAACGATTCAGATGGCAAAGGCGATTACATTGCTAAGTGGGAACATCCAACCTTGCCAAGACCAACAGATGAGGAGTTAGCATAATGTCATTAATACTTAGCGGAACAGACGGACTATCCGATGTTGATGGTTCAGCATCTACCCCAGCAATACGAGGAACGGATGCTAATACAGGTATTTTCTTTCCAGCAGCAGATACGATTGCGTTTTCTGAAGGTGGTACGGAAGTAGTGCGTATTGATTCTAGTGGTAATGTGGGTATTGGTACTACTACTCCTACAGGAAAATTTGAAGTAAAAAGTGCAAACAATACTGGCACAGACTCAATTATTAGAGCAACTTCTAATAACGGAACTGCATCTACTTGGTTAACATTTAATGGTGTAAGCGTAAGTTCAGGAAATGATTGTGTGTTTCATGTAAACACAACGGAACAAGCTCGCATAACATCAACAGGTGATTTTCGTTTTAACTCAGGCTATGGCTCTAGTGCAGTAGCATACGGCTGTCGTGCATGGGTAAACTTTAATGGTTCAGGTACTCCAGCTATTCGTGCTAGTGGTAATGTAACTTCTATTACTGATAATGGTACTGGTGATTACACAGTTAATTTTACCAGTGCTATGCCTGATATAAATTATAGTTCTGTCGGTTCTTGTAGTCCTGATTCTGCTCCTACTCAGGCTGTTGTAATAATGGATTTTTCAGCTAATAGTAATAGCGTAGTAGCCCCTACAACCAGTGCATTACGGCTCAGCACTACAGTAATAGGAGCTGCAAAAGATGCGACATATATTAGTATTGCAATATTCCGTTAGGAGAAACAATGAACCAAAGAATAATTTACCCTACAGACGATGGTGTAGCCATTATTGTTCCTGCCGACTGCGGATTAACGATTGAAGAAATTGCCACTAAAGATGTGCCAAAAGGCAAGCCATACAAGATTGTGGATGTTGCTGACATTCCTACAGACCGCACATTCCGTAACGCATGGGAATACCAAGAATGATTACTATTAATTTTGACAAAGCTAAAGCAATTACTAAAGACCGCCTACGAGCAGAGCGTACATCTCTATTGCAAGCCCAAGATGTAGCGTTTCAACGAGCATTAGAAGAAGGTGCAGACACTACTGCTATCGTAGCTGAGAAACAACGGCTAAGAGATATTACCCAACTAGCTGACCAAGCCACCACTCTTGAGCAGTTAAAACAAATTGAGGTGAAATAATGCCAGTAATTATTGATGGGAATGTGATGACGGATGCGTTTATAGCAACTTTGCCATGACAAATTACGAATGGTCTATCTTAAAAGTCTTTTCTGAAAATGAAAAGGTAATAGAAGTTCAATTTTTATTGAAAGCACAAAATGAAACAAATACTGTCGAAACTGAAGGCTATCATTGTTTCCTTGAAGGAACAATTGCTAAACCTTATTCAGAAATTAAAGAAGAAGATTTAATTCGTTGGTTGGAGCAAGATACTACCAAAGATGATGTAAACATCATAAAATTAAATTTAGAGAAACAACTAGAAGCATTAAAGAATAGTAAAAAAAGTGAATTTCCTTGGTTAGTGGATACCTTTACTATTGAATAGGAACTATTATGACCAAACCAATTGACATCATTAGTCGCTCATTAAAAGACATAGGAGCTTTGGAAGCTGGAGAACAACCTACAGCAGATGCAGCTAAAGATGCTTTTGATTTGATGAATGACCTCATAGACCAATGGTCTAACGAGGATATGATGGTTTTCAACATTACGGAGATCATTTTTCCTGTCATAGCTGGTCAAGTGCAATATACGATTGGCCCTAATCCTTCTACTGCTAACTTTATTGGATCAAACTTTACAGGCACTTTTTCAGGTAATGTTTTGACAGTTACAGGCATCAATTCAGGAGCTGTAGCTCAAGGTCAATATTTAAACTGCCAAGGCATTACTAGCGGAACTCGGATTGTTCGTAATCTAACAGGAGCTGGTGGTAATGTAAACGAACAAGGAACTTATCTTTTAAATATTACTCAACCAACTCAAGTTCCTGTCTTTACTGGTTCAATCTCAGGAACAACGCTTACTGTTACAGCTATGACTTCAGGTGCTGTTAATGTAGGTTCTGTAATTAGCGGAACTGGAGTAACGGCAGGAACTACTATTTCAGCTCTCATTTCAGGAACTGGTGGAGTTGGAACTTATACAGTCAGCGCTTCTCAAACTGTAGCCTCTACAACGATAACTGGAACTATTGTTGCTTCTACCATTACTGCTTACTATCAAAAACCACTAGGAATTGATAGTGCTTATGTAAGGGTAAACACTAGCTCTAATGGTCAGCCTATTGCTAATGGTGGTTTGGACTACCAAATGGCAGTTTTGGCTTTGGACAACTACAACTCTATTGGTTTAAAAACGCTGAATGGCCCATGGCCAAAAGCGGTATATTTCAATCCAAATGAGCAATCAGGAAATGTGTTCCTATGGCCAAACCCATCACAAGGTGAAGTGCATTTATTTGCTCAGACCTTGTTTAGTAATTACGGCACTATGTATGACGATATAGTCCTTCCTCAAGGCTATTCAATGGCTCTTAGATGGTGTTTGGCAGAGCGTTTAATGCCTATGTATGGCAAAGCCTCAGCAACACAAATAGCTATGATTAATGCTTATGCTGCACAAGCTAAAGCGACTTTAAAACGCACCAATATGAAACCTATGGCATCAGCTCAATTTGCAGATGCAATGCTCTCAAGCCGACAAAAAGATGCTGGTTGGATTCTTAATGGCGGTTTCTTTAGATAAGGCTAAAAAATGGCAGACTTTGGCTTTGTTGGCGCAGCTTATGAAGCTCCT